CTTCTTGAACTCTTTGGGCATCATCTCCCATATAGCAGACTGTTGAACCTTAACCGATGTATCAGCATTCTGACTGAAGCATACTATATGCCCATTTTCCGATTTGGTAACAGCCTCCATAACTATCTTAGCACAGCCAGTAGTCTTACCACTTCTATTACCACCTAATGTTAAACACTCATTATATTTAGATAGCCCATCTCGTATTCTATCCCAGCCATCTAAATCAAACCCATGATATAGTGGGTCATTGATGCTATCCTCTATTCGCTTCTCATGAATCCTATGCATATCAGATAGGAGCTTAGGGTCATTCTTGAGTAAGAGCAATATATCCTCGTCAGAGGGGATATCTAGAAATGGGTGAGATGTAAATACTATTTCCATTAATCCTCTTCTTCCTCTACTTCTATGATGAGCTCTATATCATCTTTGGTCATCTCGTGAGATGCCTCCTTAAATAGCATCTTGCCTATATAGTATTGAGAATACTCATACTCCAATACTTCTTCTTCATCTAAGACGACTACACCATAGTGCTCAAAATGCTCTGATAGTATAGAGCATATCTTCTTGAATGCATCTTTCTGGTGTTTATTGAATCTCTTCGCCATCTATTATCTCTGCCTCCTTGATTTGTTTAAGTCTAGCCTCTACTGCCTTCTTGGTCTCTATATAATCATCCTGTGTATGTACCTTTCTCTCCTCTGATATAGAGGATACCTCTCCACGAGCTGTGAGAGCCTCTCTAGAGGCATTTGCCATTGCAATGGATAAATCCTTCAAATCTCTGATGGAAGGCTCTATATCACCACTTTCTACTCGATTACGGATATTATCCACTAAGTCCTCTGACAATGATGTCATATTTATATAATTCTTAGCTGAGAGCTTACCACCTAGTTCACGAAATTTATTCTTATAGTCTGCATAGTCTACCAATGTATTAATAATAGTCTCTCTATCTATCTTATACTTCTTGACCATCATAGTCTGAGATACACCAGTAGAGAAAAGATATAGTATCTTAGCTACCTTTTCTGGGTTATACCTAGATAGAGACTTAATACCCTCTATCTCTTTCTTCTGAGCTATATCCTGTATAGCACTATTTATTTCTGAGCTTAATGTTTCTTTCGTAGACATACCATTTTCCTATATGGTAAAACCTATACCCTATGTATATATATGTCAATAATAAAATGTATAGGTCTTTCTTTTTTGGAATATGAGTATTTAAGCCCTATCGGAGGGGATTTTTTTTAGAGGTCACCTTATATATAACGATTTAAAAAATAAAAAAAAAAAAATAACCCCCTCCTCCCCTAGTGAGGAATAAAACTTAATTAGACATAATATATATTATGCGATGCTATAAGAATGCTAGAAAAAATGAAACAGCCTGATAAAAATTCCTTCCCTGAGTGAGTATTTTTTACGGCTAGTCCAATATCATTTAGGGAAGGGAAAAGGGAAGGAATATTTGATAATGTCCCTGACTCAGGAGGGAATAAATAATGACATAAAAAAAGCCCTCAGAACTGCTCCTGAAGGCTTTTTGAGTTTTCGCTTATGCTTTATATCCGAATTTGCCTATTTCGCTTCCTGTAGCATCCCTGAGAGCCTTCTCTAAATGATTAGAGATGTGCTCCGACTGTTCAGAATAAGGAGGAGTATTTTCGAGCTCGTCCAATGTCGGAGAGTCGAGCCCTGAAGCCTCGAGAAACAAATCCTTTTTAAAGTTTCTGTTATCTCTTTTCAGGAATGAGAGAAGCTGAGTTTTAAAATAATCTCCGAATATTATTTTACCCTCGAGAGAGTTGAATTCGATTATATTATCTCTAATTATTTCAGCTAATTCGGTATAATGTTTGCGTGTCATACTCATGATTTATTTTTTCTCCATTTTATGGTTTTTGGTTTCTCTCCTGAGTCATTCAGGAGAGTAAAATTTTTATCTCATGAGAGAGCGAAAACTGAGAAAGAACTAGAGAGCATAATGAGACTTTAGTTTCTTTTGTCGATTAAATTCTCCTAGGAGAAAATGACTTGTCCCTGACGCATCAGGAGCGAAATTTTTGCTTCCAGTACAAATTGCTGCAATTTCGATCCGAATTATTTTATCTATTATATCCATGCTCGAATGTGCCTGAGGCAAGGCAAGGCAAGGCAAGGCAATCAAAGGCAATAAAAAAGCCCTCAGAATGCTCCTGAAGGCTCTTTTATGATTCATATGATAGATTATATTAAATTGCTTTCATGCAATGCTCTAGAATCCTTTTCGAGACGCTGAGAGCATTCGTGTCTATGAATGATTTAGTAAAGTAAGAGTTGCATGCATCCCTCATTCGAGAAACTTCTGACTCCTCGCAAATGCATGAGGCTATAAGATTGATTCCTCGCTTTCTATAAGAAGGCTCGTCAGGAATATTTCCTGTAAGATAACCATCAGTAAAAAGGAGACACAAATCTTGCTTTGCTAAAATAGCATCATACTTCTTTAGATTATTATCGAAATTTTCATGTCCTCCACATGGCTCGATATTCATCAAATCATTTAATGGATTATTAGTAATATCATAGTTAAATTGATTAAATGATATTACCATCCTGAGCTCGATAATATTATTATCATGGAGCATTTTAAGAGCTCCTAAAAACTCTTTTCCTCCATAATGCTTAATCACATTATTCATAGATGTGCTAAAGTCGACTAAGCAAAAAACTTTCAATTTATTGCCTGACTTTCTAAAGCTCCTGAATGAGTTTTCCAATCGAGCAATAGCATTCTTAATATATAATCTATTGCCTGATGTGGAGATAGCATTTCGATGGCTATAAGCTCTCTTACAAATAGGTCTGAGAGCATTATAGATTCGTCTCATGAGATTGGTCTCTCCTTCTGTTGCATCATAGCCTCGATTAAGGATATCCTCATAGTCTATGTTATCAGTTATTCCTGAATCTGAGCCTCCTTTGCCTATTCCTGACTTACCATTTATAGAGCATTCTTTTCCATCGAGTTTTGACTCTCTTTTATATACTTCAGGAATCTCGATTCCGAAAGTTTTAACCCATCTCATAACTACCCTGAATGTTTTAAGGGATGAATCACATTCGCAACAATCTCGATAATAATTTGCTATTGCTACAGTTGCATTAAGCTCCTTCTTATTCCCTGACTGAGTATAATAAATGACTCTTTTCTTTAGAGTATTTTTATAAGTCAATTCAGGTAAATATCGAGTTAAGTTATTTGACTTTGAGGATGTCATTCGAGTCATAGATTCCTTTGCCTTCAGAACAAAAAATGCTCCTGAGGCTTTATCAGTTTTTTCATCAATATCGAAATATCGATTCCAAAAAAACTTTTTATAAATAGGGAAATCCTGAAGGAATTTATATTCGATTCTAGCATCCTCAAATAAATTGAATAAAGCAAAAGGAATCCTTTCATCCTCGAGCATTTCAACAATATATTCTAGGTTTCTATCAGTATAAAGAGCATGACATAACTCATGACGATATACTTCCTTAAAAAAGTTTGTAGAATGTGCTAATGAGTTTCTAGTTTTAACATTAGTTACCTTATGAATCTTTTCTGAGGATGTGATAATATGATGGTTTTTATCTTTATCAAATCTCCAATGAAAAGAGTCAGAATTAGAATCATGTTCAAATTTAATTCGCTCTCCTTTTATTGGAGATGCTGAATCTGAGAGAAGGAATCTTGCAACTCCTGAGATGGATTTATTTCTATAAAATATCCTTCTATAAGCATTCCGAATGCATCTTGAAATATCTGTAATTTTCATATTTTTTTAACTCCCAGCTTTCTCGAATGTGGATGTATACACATTATTTATAACAGTCTTTAATTCGTCTCTAGACTCCTTTAAAGAATCTCCTGAATCAGGATTCCAATTTGAACAATCGTCAAAGCATGAGAGACATAAATCCTCCCATAAATCAAAATAAGAATCTCCTGACATAGATTCGAGAGAAGCCTTCAGGTTTCTGAAATCAATAGGAAATTGAATACTTCCCTCGATTGCTAGCTTTCGAGTTTCCTCCATAAGTTTAGCAAAGCCTGAAATAAAATTTCCCATGTTAAGCTCTCTATCAGAATCAGAATAATCTTTAATATTATAGCCTGATAAAATTGCCTTTGCCGTCTCCATGCAAAAGCCAAGATTGAAATCAAATCTTAGTTTCCTGAATCGACTCCAAAAAGCCTGAATAGGAATTTCCTGAGTAAGATTTGCTCCTGAGATAATATGTAAGTTTTTGGATGGAGATTCTAAAACTTCTAAACTACCATTATTATTTTTTCGTGTAGTCAATCGATAGAACTTTTCTCTGACTCCATTAATATTTTTTTCAACTCCATTCAGGAATGTTAAAAGGAAAGCCTGAGTATTTTCATTCCATCGTAGAATTTCATCTAGGAATAATAAAACAGATTTGCCTTCTGAGGCTTCTCTCATTGCCTGAGTTAAAACTCCATCCACATTGACAAATCCTGAGCCTGAGGAGTCAGGAATGATATTACCGATTAAGGTAGTAATTTCATCAATATCGCTTGAACAGTTATGCTCTAAGAAACTATCATAACTATCTCCTAGTATTCTTACTGAGTGAGATTTGCCAAAGGATGGAGGAGATAATAACATGACATTGGTATTAGCCTCCTGAGATGGAGTATAATACTTAGTTATAGCATTCAGCATTGGATTATTTCCTGAAGCCTTAGCCTGAATAACTTTAATGTTTTTCTTAACTTCAGGAGCTTTTAATGCATCCCTGAGAGTATTAATTTCATCGTCAATATGACAGATGCTAGAAGCCATAGCATCAATGCTTTTATCTAATTTATTTTCAATATAACTCTTAAAATTATCGAGCTCCTTATTGGAGATTGATGAGTTATTTTGATTGGATGCTATAGCATTACTTAATGCTGATAATGCATCCTGAATTGATTGATTAGACTCCTGAGTTTCTGACTCATAAGTTTCTAATTCATTGCCTGACTCATAGTTATCCTGAGCCTCCTGAATGATGGTGTCACATTCATTCGAGTTTAGCATGTTTGTCTCACTAGCCTTAATTGATTCGATTAGGTTATTAGAGATTAATTCCCTAATAATTTTTCTTTTTTCAATTACTGATAATTCCTCAGTATTTATATTTTTTGGATTCATAATTTTTAATTTTTGGATTAATAATTTTCATGCGACATTGCATGAGTCAGATAAAAAATATTAATTTCAGGAATCTGACAAGTAATAATTTACTCATTTTTTCTCATGCTAGATTCTAGCATCATAATGGTAATAAAAAAAATATTGACATTTTTTTTAAAAAAAATAAAATATCTTTGTTGCCCCTAGCAAAGATATTTTAAAATAAAGAAAATCGTATATGTCACTCGGCAGTCGAACCTAATCGGCAGTCGAACCTAAAGAAACTTTCGGCAGTCGAATGGAAAGTATTTGACAGAATGGTAAAATGGCTATAGCAATGACCCTATGTCCAAATATTTTTTTAGAAAAGAAGTAGCGAATGCCTATGGTGTCAACGAGGCTATAATATTAGAAATGATTCATTTCAGGATTGGGAAATCGAATCATAATATGGATGGTCGCAAGTGGTGGTATGGCTCTGTAAGGCATATAGCATCACACTTTCCATTCTTTACAGAAAAACAAGTATGGAGAATAATGAGTAGCCTTGAGAAGCAGGGAGCATTAGTAGTCTCTAACTATAATAAAAAGAAATATGATAGAACAAAATGGTATTCGGTCACAGAAGAAGCCTTATCCCATTTGGTAAAACCAATACCCTATGTAAATAATAATAATAATAAAGAATTTGAAATACCAACTTATAAACCTCTATAAAAATGCACATTTACGATTATACAAATCCTGACATGCCCTTCCTTTCAGAAGAGACATCCATAACATCCATCAGAAAGAATATAAATTTATTCCCATCTGTTACCACAATATTAAAAATGATTCCAAATCCTTTCTTGGATAAATGGAAATGCAGTAAATATGTTGAGCTCGCTAGAAAGTATCCTGATAAATGTCCACAGGAAATATCAGACCTAGCATGGGGACAGGTGAGAGACCCTTATGGTAATATGCTATCATCATCAGACTTTGGTACACTAGCACATAAATGCTTAGAGGATTATATCAATGGCAATGATATGGATGAAGCATGGGAAGAATTTGTATCAAAAGCTATATATGAGATAGATGATTTAAATTTAAATGATATGCATTCAGAGTATCTTATTGCAGATGAACAACTTAGGGTAGCAGGTACAATAGATTTACTTGCTAAGAAAGATGATAGATATGTTTTATTAGATTATAAATTTAGAAACTGTAATGGCACAGGTAAATTTTATGATAGCGATTGTTATCAGCTGTCGATAGAATCTTTTTTTGTACAGCAGAAATTTAACCTAACTTATCTACCAAAGATATGTAGTATATGTGTAGATGTTAATACAGGTTTACCATATTTGAAATGGTGGTCTCAAAAAAAACTTGACAAGGGTATACAAGTATTTTTAGATGCACGAGATTTATATTTTACTATGAATAACTTAGATTAATCCAAATAATAAAAAACAATGAAGCAAAATTATACGAGAAGAATGCAGACCGATAAGGTACTGTCAGAATTACTGCACATCGCAGGCGATAACATTAAGCGTAATGGAGATGTTACCTTAATGAATCAAATCATGGAGGCTATACAAGTAGTCGAACATGAAACAGGCAAACTCTTTGTTAGTAAGGAGGCATCCGATGACTGATATTAATAAAAAATATACTCATTGGCTATTAACGCTAAAAATCAGAGATGGCGAGTTTGAATATACTGATAGATATATTGTTAATACAATAGAGCCTAGGGATAAAGATTCAGCATGGGTATATATTACTAATCAGGAATTAGATTATCTAGAATTTTCTCTTGATGATGAAGGAGAAGCTACAGATTTCAATGATAGATATTTCAATATTTATATTGACCCTATAGAGCCTGAGCATTTAAAAATATTGAACAAATACCTACCATGAATATATTTTGCATAGATAGAGACCCATTACAATCAGCAAGATGGTTATGTGACCAACATTGCAACAAGATGGTATTAGAGTCAGCACAGATGGTGGCTAACTGTTTTCCAACAGAAGTATTAGAAGATGCACCCAAAACAAAAAATGGTACACCTAGGAAATATTCATATTGGAAACACCCTTGCTCTATATGGGCTAGGAAAACTATGGGCAATCTATCTTGGCTTCTCTTACATTCATTAGAGATGGAAGAAGAGCGTAAGGATAGAGGCTATAATCCACACTTTTCAGCCGACTTTCTCAAGTGGGCTTTAAACAATATGCACCTATCAAATAATGATAGTTCAGATGAGCTTACAGAATTTGCTATTGCTATAGCAGAAGATAAGTTTTGTAGAAAGCTATCATACTTTGAAGATAAGGATGCAGTTGGCAAATACAGACTTTACTACAAGTACGACAAACCTTTCGCTACTTGGAAACAAAATAAACCCAAATGGATATAAAAAAATGAAAGATACACAAATATTAGATGAAATCGCTATAAAGCTAGAAGAAACAGTCGACATGGATGCAGAGTTGCAACTTGAAGGACAAGAGAGCGTAGACCAATTAACACTTGACACATCGAAAGAAGTGGCAAATTATTGCTCTGAGCTTTTATATTTTATATGGCAACAGAGAATACAGGAAAAGAAGAAGGAGAAGAAATTGATGGTTTAAACTATATTGATATGGCAATGAAGTCCGTATCAAATGCATACTTTGAAGCCAAGGCTTCAGATGATAAAACCTTCAATGGAATATCATGTGAGTCTTGGCTATCATGTGTGAATTATTTAGGAAAATTAAAAATGAAAAAGGATAATGAAAGATAATCCTCACTTAGAATATTACCAAGAAATAGTAGATGAAAACGCAATTCAATTTGATGACCTTGATTATGCTATCGTGGGCGTTAGTCATGATGGTTTGTTTATTTACGACTATGATAGGCTTGTCGAATGTTTTATAACAGATACAGAGATGACCATTGAAGAAGCAGTTGAATGGATAGATTTCAATGTGCTAGGCACTAATGGTGGACAAGGCTTCATTATAATGTATAGCAACGAAGATATTTAATGGCTAATAAATATGAAATAATTTATCGGCACTTTGATATGCATCCTGATTATCGTGGATATCAGGTTAAATGGGCAAGAGATAAGGAACAGGCAGTAAGTTATATATGTCCAACTAAACCAAATAAGGATGGAGTCGGATTAACTAAAAAGGGAGCTATGGTTAAAATTTTAGAAGTAAATGAAATATCTACCTCAGAATAAAATTAAACAATATCGTGAAGATAATATGCCTGACAAATGTCCAATCTTTGGCGTTAAGATGAATTATCCTGTGCTAGACCATTGCCATAAAAACTATAAGGTAAGAGGAGTTATAGATAATTATGCAAACTTATTTATAGGTAAGATTGAAAATGCATATGACAGATTTGGACAATCTTCAAGTTTAGGCTTGACAGATGTATTAAGGAATGTAATTATCTATCTCGAAAATAAGCAACCGAACATTTTGCATCCTGTGGGATTTCGGCAGATGACCAAACATTTTAAAAATAGTAGCAAGCAAGACCAAATATTATTAATGAAGCATGAAGGCATTGAGAGAGATGATATTATGGAATGTAGTAACTCACACGAAAGACTTTCTTTATACAGATTAACCATAAAACAAAAATGCAAAAATATATAAACCAAAAACTTCAGCTAGTATCAGTTGAAGTAAAATGTAAAAAGAGTAATTATAACTCTTTCGGCAAATATTCATATTGGAATATTGAGGATATTTGCGAGGCAATCAAACCCCTCCAAGAAAAACATAATGTAGTATTCACCTTAGATGATGAGATTATAAATATAGGTGATAGATTTTATGTAAAGGCAAAGGCAAGCGTAACTTGCACAGAGTCAGGCGAATCAATATCTGTCGTAGGATATGCTAGAGAACCTGAGTCTATCAAGCAAATGAACCCAATGCAGATTGTTGGTGCTTGCTCAAGTTATGCTCGTAAGAGAGCAATGAGTGGTCTACTGATGCTAGACGACACAAAGGATGCAGATTCTTTTAACAAACACGAGGATGAACCCTCAAATATTAACAATGAAAATGGAGACGATGACTTACTATGAGTTATGTACAAAAAGAAGGAACTGGAGCTTCCTTTCAAAATAAAAAGAAAAGCTCTGAAAAATCGCCATCATTACTAGGAACAATTACAATTCCTGCTGATATGGCAGGCAAGCAAGTTAATATTGCTTCTTGGATGAACGAAAAGAATGGTAGCAAATACTATTCACATAAGTTATCACATATACAACAAAAGGAAGAATCCAATAATTCTGTTGAGTTAAACGAAGACCCTTTTTGATTTTTTAATGAAGGTTAAAAAAAACCATTATCTACCCTGTTGTGAGTAACAAGATAGCCAAGATAAACCGACTATATTGGGATATAGAAACATCTCCCAATGTCGGTTTGTTTTGGCAATCAGGGTATAAATTAAATATATCTCATGATAGCATAGTCCAAGAGAGGGCGATTATGTGTATATGCTATAAATGGGAACACCAAAAGACAGTCCATAGTCTAGAGTGGGATAATGGTGATGATAAAAAGATGATAGAAGAGTTTATAGATATTCTATCAATGGCAGACGAAACAGTAGCACATAATGGAGATAACTTTGATATTAAGTTTTTTAATTCAAGAGTTATATATCACGATTTAGTACCACAAAGACCTTGTAATTCTGTTGATACCCTGAAGTTGGCAAGGAAGAAATTTAGATTTAATTCAAATAGACTAGACTATCTAGGCAAATATCTATTTGGAGATGGCAAGATTCATACCTCATTCGACCTTTGGAAAGATATTCTTCTCAAAAACTGTGAGAAGGCTATGAAAAAAATGGTAAGATATTGCAAGAAAGATGTATTATTACTTGAAAAGGTATACCAAAAGTTATGTAATTATGATGAACATAAGACCCATGTCGGAATGCTTAATGGATATGACGGATGGAGTTGCCCCCATTGTGCATCAATAGATGTGCATAGGGATGGAATAAGAATATTCAAGGCATCCAAGAAGTATCGACTAAGATGCAAAAGTTGTGGGAGAGTTTACCAAGTATCACAAGCAAACATTAACAAGTATTATGAGTACAAAAAATTTGAAAAACCTCAAGAGCGAAGAGCAAAGTATTAAAGAATGCATACAAGGAATAGAAGTATTAGGAGATTTAACATCATCATTATCAGAGGGAAGATTTGACGAAACAAATTCTATTTTAGTAAAATCCATAAAACAAACAACTACAGCATTAGAAAGGCAAATGAAGCAAATATATGAGAGAATCAGAACCCCCTAACTCTGTTGAAGCAGAAAAGATATTACTATCTTGTTGCATCAGAGAGACAGAAAAATTCGAGGAATCAATGTCAATACTCGATGTTGATGACTTCTACTACGAAAACCATAAGGTTATCTACTCAGCCCTTAAAAAGATTTTCAATGATAACAAGCCTATAGATGAACTATCGCTTGTTGAAGAACTCAAATCTAGGAATGCACTAGATGATGTAGGAGGCGTAACATATATTTATGATGTTATGGGGACTACTGAAACATCTCTTCAAGCAAAGACATCGGCAATCATTATTAAGGAGAACTCAAACAAGAGAGAACTCATAAGAACATCACGAGAGGCTATTGAATCTATACAATCAGGTAGCGATTATCAGGATGTATTAGGTGATATCGAGAAGTCCATTGATAGGCTAGATTCAAACTTTTCTGAGAATACAAAGCTAGGTGATAATGTTAATAACTTTATAGATAATATAAAATCTATGAAGGATGGAACATATCATCCACATAAATTACCAACAGGAATCCCACATCTAGATGAAAAGTTATCTGAGGGTGGTATTGGCAGAGGCGAAGTCATGGTGATATCTGCACCAACATCATGTGGTAAATCACAACTAGCATTGAATATAGCACTAAAGACTGCTATATCGGACGGAAAGGGTGTTGCTATATTTTCATTTGAAATGCCATCAGAGCAGATAATGAAGAGGATGACACAAATATCATCAGGTAAGAATATTGCTCATACCTTAACTAAGATGGAAGAAAATAAGGAGAAAGATTTCATCGAGATAGATAAGTCTATCAAAAAATTGCAGGATGCAAATATTCATATTATTCACTATGTTAAGGGTATAACAGGGCTAAAGGCTAAATGTAGACAGCTAAAGCGTAAGCATGATATAGAACTTATAGTCATAGATTATCTTCAACTAATCACATGGGATAGGCGAATGTCAAAGTGTGATGGCATAGCTGAGGTATCACATGGCATAAAGCAGATGGCAATGGAATTAAATTTACCTGTTGTCTTACTAGCACAGATAAATCGTGAGGGTGCTAAGAGTGGCAAACCTAACATTTATAGCCTAAAAGATTCAGGCGATGTTGAGAATGATGCAGATATCATTTTAATGATGTATCCAAAGAATGTTGACTTAGCACAGTCAAAAAAACTTGACAAGAATGGTAAGCCATATGTAGAATTAGAATATAAATTAGTAAAGAATCGAGAAGGCGAAAGAGATGTTGGGGGAATATTTGTATTCGATAATTATGTAGGCAGATTTTTATAATTTAAGAGGATGAGAGGTGTCGGTAACGCCCTCTGCTTTGTTTCGCTTCATTTTCAAAGTTTGGACATCCTCAATAACTTTTTATGACAGAACAAAAAAAAATTAAACCACTATCATTGGAAGAAATAGAAACTAGAATACATCTTTACAGAGATGAGTCTAGAACGATATCACATAGAGTAGATGCTCTTACTGATAGAAGAAAAGAAATCAATGATAAGATTAAGGAATTGAAAGAACAGGCTAAGGTTCTTAAATCTTAATTATAAATATCCATTAAAGATTGCATTGCAGGCGTATTTTGCATTTTTTGTTGCATTTCCTGTTCTGCTTGCATATTTGCTCGCATTTTTTCTGCTTCAAGTTCTCTTGCTTGTTGTATATATGCATTATCTTTTTCTTGTTCATACCTCATCATAGCACCTGCTGTAGACGCTTCTTGGGATAAAAAATGAAGCATTGATGCATTTGTTGTAGCATCAACAAGCAATGGTTCTATCATATCATTTGAAGCCATCATATATGCAAAGGAATTTTTAAATCTCTCTGCAACTATCGGAGAGTCCTTATCATACATTTTTACATTCGGAGGGAATACTTTTTTAAGAACTGGAGTTGTAGCTAGTCTACCATATAATTTATTTGTAACTGCTGGGACTAAGTCTGAGAAAACAATAGTAAAGAAGTTAGGTGCAGATGCTATAACTCTACCTCCAGCATCTTTCATTCTGGTTTGTCTGCTAAATTTTAAAATCTCTGCTGAGTCTTTTATCTGTCTTATTGTAGTCTTACCTAATAACAATTCAGCATTTTCTTTTATAGCACTACCATCTCTTAATATATTTAACATATCAACAGGGTTAAATATAGTATCATCCATACCTTTCTCTGCTGAATCTGTTCCCTTCTTGGCTATGAACTCTAATCTTTCTATTAGGCTCGCTCTGATTGAATCTTTAGATGCATCAGGCAATGTATCCATATATTTTGAGAATAATCTTACTGTATTCTTATCAGCTTGAAGAAGATATTCAGTAAGCATATGTGGACTAAGTACAAACTGTGGGTCATCTATAACAGATTTGATTACCTTGTTAGCCATCATTCTTCTATTTTGAGCCTCTAACTTCATTCTGTTAGCTATTCTCTCTGATATTGTTTTCATGGCTGAAGGCGAAGATGCACTAAATAAATTACTTAGTTCTCTCTCTGATGCACTTAAAATTAATGATGGGTTTGACTCGGCTACTTTATTTATATTTTTTATTGAAGCCTGAATTGCTTTTAGTTCAGCATCTCCAGTTCCTATTAATTTTCCAGTTGCATCTCTTTTCCCATATAATTGTCTTAGTATATTTACATCATACTTTAATTTAGCACCTGAATTTATTTCTATCTCACCCATAGCACCATTTTGTTGGTGATATTTTTTACGCAATATTCCTATAGCACGATTTCTATCATTCGGTGATAATAGTTTTAAATATCTTTCTATATTTTCTGGTGTCTCCAATATAGTTCTTAATGCTACAGAGCCACCAACTTTAAATTCGTTGTTATGTCTAAATCCTGCACCTTTTCTTATCAAGTTTCCATCTGCTAGATTAAAGAATGGCAAATAATTCATATTATAATATTCTTTAGCTCTACTTAGTGCTTCTGCTGTTCCCTCAAATCCTGCTACAGGTGTTTGACCTTTACCCTTAAATACTTTACTATCACGAAGATTTCGTAATGCATTTGAGAATGTTTCATTAAGTATTTCCTCCTGAGACTTCTTTGGGCTATTCTTTACATAGTTAGCCTTATCTGCATAGTATTTAATTATATCATCTAACTGCTCCATATTCAAAGATAGGGTAGGTTTCTGTACTACTTTCTCTCCTAATTTAGCAGGTAATAACTTTTGAAGATATGTAGGTAAATTAGCAACTCCCTTAGGCAATACTTTTCCACCACTTGTTCTCTTTGCGAGCTCTTCTAGATGCTTTACACTCTTTATCTTTGTTCCCATTGCTATGCTGAGAACTTTAAATACTGGTTTTAAATCATCATCGGTTAGCTTATTTTGTTTCGCTACTTGCCTTAACTTTAAATATACATCTTTGGCTGTGTAGGATACACCTTCATCATCTGCTATTCTATATACAGTTTTATATTTAGAATCCTTTATCTTTTTAACTGAGTTAAAAGAACTAAATAGCATATTCTGTGATACGAGTCCAAATTTCTTAGCATCGAAGTTACCATCTATTCCATTTTTCGATAATGCTCTGTTTAATGCTTTATTTAATTCACCCTTCAGGGCTTCATCATTTTTAGCAATCTTATTAATTAGAGCATTATAATCTCTTCTTATATTCTTAGTTGTAATTTCTATAGCTTCCTCTATGCTTCCACCACTTCCAGTCTTCAATGATTGCATGATTTTTTCAACAGCTACTCTATTTCTCTCCATCAATCTCTTGATGGCATTTGAATATTCAGATGCCTCAATACTTCTTTGTATTCCTCCAGCACTTCTTTTAGCACCCTCTGGTAGTTGTATCTTAACTGCCTCTTTAAAGAAATCTTTATTCAATCTCTCCATAGATGACATTAAGTTTTTAGCAAATTTATCTGGTCCAAATCCTTCAACTCTAGATAGATAACTTCCAGCCTTTAATGTTGCTAAATCTATAACACCTTGGAATGAAGCCTCTGCTAAATTATTTTTAGCTCTATCCCAGAAATATTCTGACATTGGTTGCTTATCTATGCCTTCTTGAGCCTGTGCATCAGAACCTAGTCCATACATATCTCTATCATATGCACCAACTGCTAAATCCTGAAATGTTTTAACTCCAAAATCTAGTGTAGCTAATCCTGTCGCAAGCAAAGCTCCACCTCCTACTTTTGTCGTCAAAGTAGGTTCAGGTGCAAACATAAGAGCAGTACCAGCAAAAAGTGCTCCAGTACCTATAACAACTCTAGGTAAATCTCCTGCCATATCACCAAAGTCAGAGAATGTAAATCCCTCACTATCCATGTAGATATATCTGGGTTGGTCATCCAGACCTTTTGTATCTAGCATCATTCTAGGCTTTCCTGCTACATTCATTACAAATACAGAGTCCTTTCCATATTTACCCTGAAGGTATTCTAGCTTCTCTCTTGGGTTTACACGAAAGTCTAGTTTTGCCTTATCACCTAAATTCAAAAAATCATTATCTGCATCAACTTGGTCAGGTGATACACCTAAAAATAGTGCAGTATCATATTCCAACTGCTTTATTCTAGTTGGGTTGATATTACCTATATTGCCACTTAGTTTTTTATCTAACTTATTGTAATTCTCATACATATATGAGCCAGACTCTAAGTTGTATACTGCTTCGTTATTTCTTCTTTTAACGAAGTCTAGCATCATATCAGGTGTAACCTCTTGACCCTCCATCACCTTCATGGTATATGGAGTATCGGTGGCATTATCCATAAATGTAAAATCTTTAACAGACATAATTTAATCTACTGGTGTAAATCTTTTTTCGGTCTCTCCGTCTTCGTTTACAAATTCATTTTTGTATTTCCTCTTAGGATTTCTCTTATTTTTGTCGGTATCTATATTGAAGTCCTTAATATAATTCTTATTTTCAGATAATAGTGTTAAATATGAACCTCCATATGCCCTTTTAAGGTTACTATTGCTCGCTTCAAGTTTTCCTAGTTCTGATATTATAGTATTCATAGAATCAGCACCTATTGGTAGCTTATCAAGAGCTTCTTGATTAGTAAAATCATATTTTGCTCTAAATGCTTCATATGCTTTTAAACCTAATCTTAGAGATGCATATCTATAGTCTTCTAGTACATATAAGAAATCTTGTCTACCTCCCTTTATTGCTGTTTCTAAGTCTGCTATATCAGCACCCAATGATTGGAACTCAGCAAAGTTAATAGGACCTAATCCAGTAGCACCAGTTTTTGACTGTTCTTTTAGTTCAGCCATTTTAGAAAGTCTTTTATCTGATGTTAAGATTTGTATGTTAGCTTTATTTTCATTATATCCTCCTCCAAAAGCCATAGGTCCAGCATCAAAGAAATCATATGCTGAAAATAAACTCCGTTGTCCAGCACTCCCAAAAAGTTGCTTCGTATTATCAAATATTCTATCAGTTACACTAATGACTTGAAGTGTATCTTCTACAAGACCTGATACATATGCTATTGATTTAACTTCTTGTTGTTGAGTCTTTAACTCTAAATCTTCTTGCTCTTTTGGACTCAATGATATTGAACCAGCTTCTGATGCTCCATCTAACCATGTTTTAAATGCTACCATATCGTTACCACCTTCTAATATGTAAGTAGCCTGTGCTTCTTTATATGGATACTTCTCACCTGTAGTTTGTTCATATACTAATGCTTTAGCTGATATATCTGCAATTATATCATTATGTGTCTGCTCTCCTTTTGTCTCTGCTAATTCTTTCTGAGCTGTATAGGCTTTAGCACTAGCCTCTAAATAAGCTGTCTCATCTTTGGTTCTTCTTGACTCTATTAAGGCTTGTTTCTCTTCAATAACTAAGTTATCAACCTTTAATTTATTAATTAAATCAGGTCTACCTTGTTCTATCAGATATTGTTCTCCTACAGTTGGGTCATA